AGCAATGGTTCGATCCCCGGCGGCTACGGCGTCAACCACTACCTGACCGACAACGACGCGTGGTTCCTGACCACCGACGTGCCCAACGGCATGAAGCACTTTGTGCGTATTGCCCTGAGCCAGTCAATGGATGGTGACTTCGATACCGGCAACGTTCGCTACAAGGCCCGTGAGCGCTACTCGTTTGGCGTTTCCGATCCTCTGGCGATCTATGGCTCGCCCGGCGCATAATCTAGCGCAAGGCTTTGAAAGCAATGAAAAAGCTCGCTTCGGCGGGCTTTTTTGTTTACCTGAAGATGAGTGTGGAACAGATAACAACCGTATGCTATACTAACTCAGGGCATCATCAGCTACGCAGACAGGAAGCCCAACCTGACGTTGCACAGACGGCGTGGCTAAACCTTGTGCAAGGGGTAATACCATGGCAAATACGACTTTCTCTGGCCCAGTACGTTCGCAGAACGGCTTCCAGACCCTCTCTGTTAACGCTACAACCGGCACCGAGACCGTCACGGGTTCGTTTGGTTTCAGCATCGCAAACCCAGCAGGTGTTGGTATCACCGCAGGTACGGGCACGGTCTACGAGACCTCTGTAGCTCGCAATAATGGCATCGTGACCACCTCGATTATGATCGACCTGACTGGCCTGCAGTCGGGCGGTACGGCTGGTGATATCATCGGTACTAACGGTGCGGGTGTAGCTTATATTGCCCGGATCACGACAGCCGACAATGGTACGGTCTTTGGCGTTAAGCTGACCTGCTATGAGCTTCCAGCTGGTGGCGACACCGACATCGACCTATACTCCGCTACCGAGGATACGGGAGTAGAAGACGTCGCAATCTCTACTCTGACCGAAACGCAGGTCATCAACTCGGGTACTTTGGCCCTAGGTACGACCGCATTTGGTACAGACATTGCCGCAAATCAGTATTTGTATCTGGTTGGTCAGGGCACCGCAAACGCAGCCTACACCGCTGGTCGCTTGCTGATCGAAATCTTTGGCTACGACGCCTAATAGGAGGCTTAGATGGATGATACTGATGTACGGAGTGGCCATCTACATAGTAGCGGCTTTATCTTTAAGGGTCGAGCACGCGTAAAAGCGTTTGACGTTGTAGGAGCCGGCACTTCAGTCGGATTGCTAGAACTTTGGGACACTGATGTGGCCCCAACAGCAGCCACTTATGGCCGTAGTGCGGCTGTAGTTACTGTTACTAGTACTGCTCATGGACTAAAGACCGGCAACACTGTTGGTATCTCTTTTCAAGCGGCCAGCGGGGTAATTGCCACTCCGGGAAGCTATGAGATAACAGTCACGGGGGCCAATACATTCACCCTGACCGACATCAATAGTGGTACGATTGCTACCTCTACAGTGTGCAGGTACGTTAGCGGCACGCAAAAGGGTTATACTGCCCAGTGGCTGTCGACCTACCATACGTCCGCTACTGATGTGTTTTTTAACGGGTTTTCTATCCCGGGCAACGGGATGTTAGCTAATATCGGAATCTATGTTTATGCGAGTAACTTGGATTCCATAAACGTATATTACGGGTGATACCGTGGCAAAGAAGTCCGCCCGCTCTCACAAGATTCCAGAATGGGATGGCACCTGTTCATCCTGCGGAAAGAGCGTGGCGGATACTTCTTTTGGGGCTGGGCGGGCAGGCGAGTGTAACTACTGTGCAAAAGTTCGCTGGAAAGCAAACAACCCGGTAAAGGTGCGGGCCCAAAGCCTATATAGTAATGTGAAAAAGAGATCGAGGGATATGGGGTGGCCTGCACCAGACTTCGGCTCCCTATGGATCGAAGAGAAAATTATTTCCGGCCACTGCGAGGTCACGGGTATTCCGTTCGATTTAACCTCTCAGATGTGGAACAGTAACCACGCGAGAAATCCTTGGATGCCGTCTGTAGATCGCATCTACAGCGCTGGTGTGTATGCTAAAGACAACGTGCAGCTGGTCGTGTATATGTACAATGTATGCAAAGCGGAGTTCCTGCACAGTGATGTGGTTAGGTTTTGCCGCGTTGTAGCTGCAATGGAGGCGGAAGTTGGCCAAACCTAAAACACCTGCGTGGACTCGCAAAGAAGGCAAAGACCCGAAAGGGGGCCTGAATGCAAAAGGGCGGGCGTCCGCCAAGGCTCAGGGTATGAACCTAAAGCCACCCGCTCCGAATCCGAAGAACAAGAAAGATGCAGGGCGGCGCAAGTCTTTCTGCGCCCGCATGAGTGGCATGCCCGGCCCCATGAAAGACGAAAAGGGTAAACCGACACGTAAGGCGCTCTCGCTGCGCGCATGGAACTGCTGAGGTAAACTATGCCACTGACAGCTAAGGGTAAGAAGATCAAGAAAGCCATGGAGAAGACCTATGGCAAGGATCGCGGAGATAGAGTCTTCTATGCCGCAGAAAACAAAGGCTCTATCAAGGGCGTAGCCAAGAAAGGTACGAAGAAATGATGAACCGCGGAAATATGGGCAAAGAGATTTCTACTGCCCCGAAGTCTAAGAAGGTCAAAAAAATGATGATGGGCGGTATGGCCCGTCCCGGTATGCCCGGAACCATGGGCCCGGGTAGTGGTATGGCTCCTCGTCCCGGCATGGGTGCAGGCCCAAAGCCCCCTAGCCCCGGCGCGCTTGAAGCGATTCGTAATATGCCCCCTCGTGGTGAAGGGCCTCCTCGCCCCGTTATGCCTCCTCGCCCCGGAACCATGGGCCCGGGTAGTGGTATGGGTGGAAGCATGGGCCCGGGTGGAATGACGCGAGCGGCCCCCGGTACGCCCCAAGCAGGTATGATAGAGGCGATGCTTAATCGCCGAGCAGCAGGCATGAAAAAAGGCGGCAAGGTCACTAAGAAAGCCGATGGCGGAGCCGTTATGGGTTACGCCAAAGGTGGTATGGCCAGCCGCGGCGATGGCTGCTGCATGAAGGGCAAAACCAAGGGGACTATGCGATGAGCAGAAAGCCGACAACCAAGGCGCCTGCGCCAGCGGTGGAGAACACCGAAGTGTATGTGACCGGCGTTGTTGCGACAACGCAGTTTGTACCGTGCCGTCAGTGCGGGAATCCGGGCAGCTGCTCGGCCGCAGGCAAATGCTCCAAGGGGTTTAAGTGATGCCAAAACCGCCCGCTAAATCAAAATCAAAGGTCAACGCCGCAGGTAACTACACCAAACCTACCATGCGTAAGACCTTGTTTGAGAGTATCAAAGCGGGCGGTAAAGGCGGCAGCCCGGGCCAGTGGAGCGCACGCAAGGCGCAGATGTTGGCGCAACAATACAAGGCCAAAGGTGGGGGGTATAAAGATTGAAAGCGCCCCAAAAGAGCCTGAAGAAGTGGACAAAAGAAGAGTGGGGCACACGCAGCGGTAAACCGTCGACACAAGGCTCAAAAGCCACAGGGGAACGGTACCTACCCAAAAAAGCCCGCGAATCTCTAAGCGACGCTGAGTATGCCGCCACCACACGTGCCAAACGCGAAGGTACTCGCAAAGGCAAGCAATTTGTGGCACAACCGAAGAAGATAGCGGCTAAGACCGCCAAGTTTAGGAAATAGCCATGTCCGTCGTTGTGCCAGACCTACCGGAACTCTTCGAGGAAGCCTTCGAGCGGGCTGGTTTGGAAATGCGCTCTGGGTACGACCTAAAGACCGCACGCCGCAGTTTGAACCTGCTCACGCTGGAGTGGGCCAACAAAGGTTTGAACCTGTTCACCATCGAAGCTGGTACGCTCGCGCTGACCGCGGGAACTACAGTATACACGCTTCCGGCCGATACAATCGACATCATCGAACACCAGCTGCGTACCGGCACAGGTACATCACAGGTAGATACCAAGCTGGAGCGCATATCTGTATCAACTTATGCACAGCAGACGAACAAGCAGATCACTGGACGACCTACGCAGATATTCGTGCAGCGGCTCCCGACTAGCACGACGGTCACATTGTGGCCCACACCGGACAACTCACAGAGCTACACGCTGTTTTACTACCGACTGAAGGGCATTGATGGTCTGGCGTCTGGTATTGGTGGGGAAACAGTCTCTGTCCCACCGCGCTTTGTACCCGCACTTGTTTCAGGTCTGGCTTACTACATCGCCATGAAGAAGCCCGAAGCGCTTCCGCGTGTCCTCCCGCTAAAACAGATATACGACGAGCAGTTTGAGCTAGCTGCGGGTGAAGACCGCGACCGCTCTTCTGTGAATTTCGTACCCTTTGACACTATGATGTTTGGGTGAATCATGCCGGCATATGCACGCGGTAAACACGCCTTTGGTATCTGTGATAAGAGCGGTTTCCGCTACAAGCTCGGCGATCTCGTATGGGAAATCCAAAACGGCAAGAAGACTGGATTCCGTGTCGGTAAAGATATTGTCGATCCGGATCAGCCACAGAACTTCCTTGGCCGTGTAAAAATTAACGACCCGCAGTCGCTGCGAGACCCACGCCCAGACTACGCGCCGGGTAACGGCCTGTTCGGGTGGAATCCTGTTTGGAACCCAATACAGGATATGGTAGGATCAGTTGGAACCGTGACTGTTGTCACAACAGATGGAGCATGAAAATGGTCGATAAACCTAAACCGGCCCGTGCGGCGGGCATTGCCACTCCTAAACTCTCAAGCACCGACTTGGACGCTATGCGCGCAAAGCGCCGCGGTGTAGGAGTAAGCCCAGAATACCAGATTGCGCGAGGCCCGTCTGATCCCGCAGCCCGGCT